CTTCCATCCGTGGCTGGAGCAAAATGAACAGCTCCTTGCTTATGAAACCACACTGGATGTTTAGCAGTTGCATATTTTAAACTTGTAGAATCCAAAGCCCATATTCCCTCAGACATTGGTATTTCTTTACAACTATATCCATTTCTTTGAACATCCGTGACAGAATCGTTCACTGAAAATGAAATTGCACTACCATCTGTTGAAGCTGATGAGGCTTTCTGTGCAAAGTGTAATAAATTTTTTGGCACACTAGAGACTACAAACTTCTGTGCACTTATTATAAACTGGTCATCAGCATCTGAAACACCAGTTACATTTTCTATATCTAATTCTATATTTGTTGTAGCCATTTTAAATGAATATGGGGGGACAATGAAGCCCCCCCAATATTTCCATCCTTATATCATGCTATTAATCATGAATTTCAGATTAAACTAACTCGATACTTACAGCGTCGATTCTTACTTCGTTATCAGCATGAGCAGCATCCCAATCAACATTTAGAGCTACAGCCAAAGTGCCTGTAGTATCCATTGACGTTAATGCTGTCGTAGCCATAACAACAGTAGCACCTAGTGCATCTGTTCTGATTTCAGAAATTGCTGTACATGTTCCAGAACTGCCAGTTGCTGTTACATGAACATCAGCCCAGGCATATACTACATCACTATCAGCAACATCAAGAGCTGCTCCAGTAGCAATAGCCGTACCACCAAAATTAAGGACAGGTGTTAAAGTATCTGAACCATTGCTGTCAACAACTGTACAGTAAACTTTAATCCTAACAATATCCCCTTCTTCTAGTTTATTAGCTGGAATGTAATAAGAAAATAGATCTGCAGCTGTAGTCGTGTTTTCATGTTCACGACCTGTACCAGCTTCAGAAAACAATTTCTCGCCGATTCTATTATCGAAACTATTTTGTCCATACATTGGATTTGCCATTATATTCCTCCTTATGTCCAGATAGCATGGGATTCGGCCATTGACCATTCCATACCAGCTTCGGTTAAGATCTGATCTACTCTGCGGTCAACACCTGAATTCTCAAGTGTTTGAACACCAACATAAATAGATGTATCACGATTAAGTCCATTACCAACAAGAGGTCTGTAAGCACAGTTCTTCAAGTTGACACCTAACATCTTAACATTAGTTCCATCCAGATGCACATTCCGTGCAACATTCATGTCACCATAAACAGTTGAGATTGATGTGATATCAACACCAAAGACCTTCTTACGTCCCACAATACTCATACTTGCTGAAGTATGACTGTCAGACTGTCCTGCTGTTGTATCAGGTGATCCACCTGACCAAGGCTGAACAGAACCAATATTGTTAGCAAAGTATCCACTTAGCTTATGCAACCAGTTGTATACTTCTGTAGAACAGAAGAACAATGTTGCTGAACTGTTATTGTAGCGAGGATCAAGAAGATTAGACAGATCGTCTAAGAAGCTATCTTGAGACTTTGTTGCCACAGCCAAACTAAATGCATTACCATAGCTTGAAATGTAATCAACAGCTCCTTGAGTGTATTGAACACTATCACCATCTGTATACTGAGATCCAAACAGTAATGATGTTTCAATATCCCACTTATGCTCAATCAGCTTTTCACGCCAAACACGTGCCCACTCACTGGATTCAAACTTCAATACTGTAGCACGAGCCGTATTGGTCATTGCCATTGAAGTCTTCCAGATCTGAGTAAGACCATGATTGCTTTGATAAGGTTGATCGATCCAGGTTTCTGGAAAACCAGAACCTTCAGCATGTGCTGAACCAACTACATAAGTCCTGGCTCTTTCAAGTGTACTTGCAATAGATTTATCAGCAACAACTTCGTCACCAGCAGAATCGCCAGAAGGACTAAAATTATTGTTATAAAATCCAGCATAGCCAACATAACTTGAACTTGAAGCTTTAACTACCTTACATGTAACCACTGTAGGATATTTACTATCCTTTGCTGAAGATTCAAATGAAGATGCATCAACCGCTGAAATCCTGGCAAGCATATAACTTGAACCCCATGATGTAGCCGCACTTGCAGAATCTGTCATAGTAGGGATCTTGATTATTTGACCTGGAATAAAGAACTTTGGTGTAGTTCCACTTGCTCCAACATCAACTTTGTTTGACGTGTTACCATAGATATTCTGTACGTTACCTTGATACTTATAATCACCTGCCATATACAGTTTTAAAGTATCACCAACAGCTACAGAAGATCCAGTACCACCATCATTATACGCTTCAATAGTATCATCTGCAAATTCATCTGCACCATCATTTTGCACATAACCCATTACATAGGCGTATCTCTTGTTAAACGAAGGACGTTTCTCAGTAAACTTAAACTGAGGATCGTCTGTCGGTTTTTTTGCCGCCTGACTCAGAAATCGAAAGAAGGGATCTTGAGGGATAGCTAGTTCAGATACACGACTACCAAAGTTATACTTTCTCCGAATATCACCCGTAGAAAGATTGGTACTGGTACCTGGGCCTCGCCCGTCAAAGTCCGCCACAGTGAGATCTGTGTTAGGCGTTATAACTGATACATAATCAGCCATTACGAACTCCTTTATTTAAAGTTCAGACAGACGACATAAAATTTAGTCTATCCGAACAGGTTGTCTAATTCACCGTCAGTACCCAAGAGAGCATCAAAGACAGAATTTTCTGAACTTTTCTCTTGAGCGTGACTGTTTGCTCCGCTGACTGTAGACGGCATATTCCTGACATTTTTCATCTGACCAAGCATATCTTTCTTAGTAGCATCAGCAACATTAGAAGCAACTTTCTGCTTATTCTTCAAGTAATTGATATCATCTAGAGTAAGAGTATGTGTTTTTGCCCAATCCACCATTTGCATGTATTCATCATCGGACATACCAGATTCCTTACGGAATTTAGTTTCTTCATCTAAACGCTTATTTTCAACTGCCTGTTGAGAAGCACGTTCCTTTTCACGCTGCATCATACCACCTACCCTCTGCTGGACAATTTTATCAACATGAGCATTCATCAGCTTTGCACTATCCGAATCTGGATCAGACATCGCCTCCTGCTCATTGTACATAAAATCCTCATCCAGGCCAAGGGATGATTGGATGCTCTTTGACGGTTGCCCGCCATTTACCAGATAGTCTCGGACATGCTCTACCAGCCCGCTATCGTTTTTCATTGCTTCAAGAACAGGAACAAAAGGTTCTACACTCTTGTACTGTTCAGCGAGCTTGACGGCTTCACGACTGCTGTCTGCATATCGTTTCTTGTAAGGATTACCGTCATTGTCCCAGTCCACACTATTGGAGCCAACACTTTCTTGGGTGCGAGTTACCTGAACGGGATCGCTATTTTGGGGTTGGGTTGCCTCAGTGGTTTCTTGTACTGCTCCGTTTACTTCATTCTCCAGAGCGTCAAAAAAAGATGCTTCAGAAGAGCCAAAGACTGCTTGTTCTGTACGATCAATAGATTGATCTTCAGAAACCTGCTCTGGGTTACTTACTGATTGTTGAACTAATTCGTCCATTGTTTACCTCTTTTTAGTTATACTGTTGAATAATTTTACGAATTTTTATTATTACTTTGCAATTGATTTCTAGCCTTTTGTATCTCTAATTGCATTTCTTTCTTTTTAGTTGCTGCTTCATTGCCCATTACATTCTGTAAAAGCTTCTGTTCTGCTTCAGTCTGCCTGTATGCATCTTGGGTATCCCCCTTGACTTGTTCCTTCTGTTTGGTGATTTCCATCTCAGCCTGCATAACCTTGCCTTTAATACCAGCCTGGACAAGTTGCCTTTCAAGAGTTTCAATAGTGCCTTCTTTGTCTTTCATAGCTTCCTGAAGTTGCTGTAATTGTCCTTGTAATTGAGAATATAAACTCTTTCTCTTAGCAATAAGATCTTTCTTCTTAATATCTGTTTCAGCTAATACAGCAAGATCATCTACTACTCCAAGTTGTAATAGCTCTTTTAATTCTGCCAGGTATGCCCAGCGATTAATTGGAAGAGTGGATCCAGATATAATCCTTACATCAAACTTAGCAGCAGAATAATCCATTGATTTACTAATAGCTTCTCCCATATCATTGAATATTGGGATATTGATCTCTACTTCACGATCTTCCTGCAAAGCAGAAGGCTGAACTATCCTGAATCTTTTATTTGCACTATAAATAG